ATCTGGTCAGGTAATCTTCCGCATACCGGGTAGGAACACCTCACTAGATGAAATGCTGACAAAGCCTATGATAACCATCGGCATCGACATCCCTTTCACCAAACAAAATAGCAGACAACAGATCAATAACGTCACTGTACATCAAACCATAAGTATGGTGAAAGAAGATATTAAGGTCATCTCTTCTAGCAACCCTGGCTGGTTTGTGTATTCTTGCCAAGATACCATCCACGCCGAAACGCAGAAAGGCACCTTTTGCAAACCATCCAAGATCCTCGAGATCAACCTTATCGACACCTAGCCGTTCATACTTGTCAAGGAACAACGCAGCAATTGGCGGTGCGAACCGAAATTCGTAAGCATAGGACAAAGCCTTGCCTGCCAAGTACTGGTCGTCAGAAACGGCCTGATTAACATTGGATCGCACGTTAAAACGTGCAACAGCTTTTGCAACAAAAGGGATCATAACAGGCCCCTCACATGTGTTGACGAAATGCCTGCTCAGGAAGGAACACGCCTCAAGATGCCTGGAAACTTTTACTTTAGCATCCATCTTGGCGAGCTTACAAACATACTCATACTCTCTTCTAATGTTCTTCCCCCGAGAGGAAATTGCATTATCATAGCGCATGAGCATATCGTCCCCCAAAACAAGCACGTCACCAACAGCTCCCACTCTCTCGCAAAATGCCCAATTTATTGTCATATTCCACAATGTATTACGAAACGTTGTGGATTGAGCACCGGTAGGAAGCTGGTTCCGAACCATACCTCGAATTCCGTGTTGACGAGACATAATACTGATAGAATTAGCGTGCAGCATCATGCCTGTCAACCAAAGTGGCGCGCCCAAACGGCGGAGCCACACGGTTTCCAAGATATGGACATCGGAAACCTGCTTCATATCGTTAGAGCTAAAGTCAGATTCCAAATAAACACTGTCACCGTTACCGTGTCTATTGATCCTTTGGGATAGTTCGTGAGCCGTATGAGAATAAGCTCCCATATAATTCGTGGAGTTAGGATCATTCCGTAACTCAACAAGCCTAAACATTCTCTTGGTACATTCCTGCATTATAGGCCCCAACAAGCAGTTATGCAAATCGGAAC